GACCCGAAGCTCTACCTGGCTCGGGTCGGTTGACGGCAGGGCCTCAACGTCTTCAATCAAGATGATGTCACTCATAGGTGGCTAGTAGTTAACTTCTTCATTGTAGTACAACAAAAAAGCCCCCGTCAAGCGAGGGCATCGTCGATAGCTTCTTGCTCTGCCTGGAACGGTCCTGATGGATCGCCGTCCGGTAGGCAACCAGGAAAACCAGCTACCCAATACCAGCCGGATTCAAACCCCTCTGGTCCGTCAGGTTCAAAGGAACCGCAGGTGAAGAAAACCTCGAAGGAGCCGTAAGGCTCCCCCAGGTCGTTGCTGAACTGGTGATAGGTCATTTTGGTACTTTGGTTATTTTGTCGATTGTGTGAGAAGGAAATTCTCTATGAACGTGATTTATTGCATCATCCATATCTGTGCAATCTTCAACAGTGACAAAAGTAAATTTGTCAGTCCATTGATCTTGAAGGATGAACTTGAATGTCATAATTTTGGGTAGCGAGGATGGACTGGTTCGTCGGGATAGATAAATTCCATCCCGATTGATTCTGCTTCCTGTTCGCAGATCTTTAGCAGCGCTTTTCTGCGTGCCTGAACTTCCCGCCTGGTGTCTTCATTCCAGAATGTTCCTAGAAAGTAGTCACAGCGTTCAAGATCAGCAGTGCACAAAGCGATCTTTTCTTGTGGTGTTAATGCCATTAGTCCCAGAAATTACCGAGTTTAAATTCATCAACCCACTGGAGCGCGATCTGCTCGGCTACATGAAGCCGAACAAACTTCGGAAACAATGAATTCCAGCTGGAGCTCATGCTTCCGTGTTCGCGGTGGTATTGCTTAGCCGCTGGGGTCAGGCAATAACGCTCGATCGAGTGGATCGCCAGAGCCAGAGAAAAGTCTCCTAGCTTATAATGCTTCGATAGGTTTTTGATTACTGGTTTATACCAGCACTCAACATTCGTCGCATACAGTTCAAGCTCACGGGCTGCGTCGCAGTCGAGACTAGGTTCTCTCATGGTTTGAAGAAAAGAGTGCCCCAGAGTGTGAACCCCTGGGGTGTTTACAGGTGAGGGTTAGGTGTGGCACGATCCGTCGGGATGCAAGCCACCGTGCAAGTTGCAGTGCGGCAGTGTTCCCTCAAGAAATACTCCGAAGTTCCCGCCGTTTTCACGGCAGACAAATCGAGCAGAGCGAAGCAAGTCAATGACTGACTTGCCCGTCTCTATGCTCCACAGGCTGAACCTTTTGTGCTGTTGCATCGTGATCTGACTCCAGACGTCATCATGTATCTGATTTGTGTCTGGATCGATCAAAGGTAAGGACCACATAGCGTCAGATAAAGGAAGGAAGTTCGATTGGAAGCCTTTTTACCTTGTACAGGTAAAGGTCGCCATTGACCGCTTTACAAGCTCGGAGAAATAACTCCGCACTTTTTTTGGTCATAGGCCGGGAACCATAGGCCGGCACGTAGCCAGCCTTGATCCCCGCATAACGCATCACACGGAATCGCATGATCAAGCCTCCCCCTGTTCTCTTTGCCAGTCAGCCAGGGATTTGTTGACTCCTTCGGATAACTCCTTCAGGAATCGCCTCACCTCTGGCTTGTCCTTGTGAGACTCCTGGGAACGTACGAACAACAGCACAGCATCACGGATTACCGCGTTAGTCATGCCCTTGCACGTAAGCTTGTTCCCTGTTTTGGTCTCACGCCAACAGATTTCGCCTGATTTGTTGTACATGTTGCAGCTGATTTCCATGTTGTAGGAATCCAGCCCGCCAAATGTTTTCTCAGTGGTGCATCTCATGATGAAAAAATCACAGAACGGTTGTAAATATTTCCCCGGCTTTCACGGTTGTTATCAAGGTTCGGTTTGATGCTGGTGCTGGAGACGGATGGAGCGTGGATGTCCGCTTGCGTCATGGCGCCGGAGGCTATCGCCTAAGGTCCGGATCTGCCCGCCGCGTCGGCTTGCGTGCTACACTGGTCAGCTGAACTATAGGAGGGCAGCGGGATAGTGCTTTCCCCTCCACTCTTCTAATATAGTAAAAAGTATTGGGTCAATCAAGCATCAAATGATACACTGTAGCATATTAGAGGGGGTAGTGTAGCATTTTACACATGCGTTAGCGGCTTGCGGGGAACTTAAATAATTTCGGCTAAACCTCCCTACTGTGCTACCGGGGGTAGGGGTCAAAAACACTACGCTTATGTGCTACACCCACCAAAATAAAAAAGCACCTGATGTATCGCTTTGTAAGTTGCTATTGTGTCGAGAAAGGTCGTGCCTTTTGTTATGGACGAAAACACCACTGAGCCCAAAGAAATAAGAAGAATCGGTGGTCCGAGAAACCCAAAGGACATCCAAGAAGCCCGAATTATGCGGCTTTACCGCCGCCAATTAGAAGGATTACCCGCCCTCCAGCTGGTTCTAGACCACGCATCAAAAGAACAGGTGGGTCGTGCCACTGCATTCCGCGATTGGAAAGCAGTTCAAGCACTAAACCGCGAAGATTTTGAGCGCGAACGTGCAGATATGGCATCCCGCATCTTCTCAATGCGCTCCCGCCTCTACAACTCCGCCGTAAAACGCGGCCAAATGCAAACCGCCGCCAACGTCCTCGACTCCCTGGCACGTATGGTCGGCTGCGACCAACCCGAAGAAAGTAGCACATTACCTGAAATCCACGTTAAGATCGAAAAACCCGAGTAAATCACTAATTGGCGCCACAAACGCTCGACATAAGTCTTCGCCCCGCCCAAGGCGAAGTATTTAGCGCCAAAAATAGATTCCGCGTCCTCGTTGCAGGCCGCCGCTTCGGAAAATCCTACCTTTCCTGCATCGAACTATTCACCAAAGCCCTGGAACGCCCCGGTGAAACGTTCTTTTACTGCGCCCCCACCTATCGAATGGCGAAAGACATCGCCTGGAAAACCCTAAAAAAGATAATTCCCAAGTCATACATTCGCTCCAAAAACGAAACCGACCTCCGCCTCGACCTAGTAAACGACTCCACAATCGAACTAAAAGGCACCGAAAACGCCATGGCTCTTCGCGGCCGATCTCTCGCCGGAGTTGTACTCGACGAAGCCGCATTTATGGACGCCGAAGTCTGGTTCGAGGTCATTCGTCCCGCTCTCGCCGACAAACAAGGCTGGGCATTATTCATATCCACCCCGGATGGAACGGCCAGCTGGTTCTACGACCTGTGGTGCTTCTGCGAAGAAGACAAAACCGGCGACTGGATCCGCTGGTGCTACACAACAATTCAAGGCGGCAACGTCCCAGCCCACGAAATCGAAGCAGCCCGCGCCCAACTAGACGCCCGCACCTTCCGCCAAGAATTCGAAGCATCCTTCGAAAATTTAAGCGGCCTAGTAGCCGTAAGTTTCGACGACATCAACATCTCCACGGAAGCCCACGACATATCTGTCTTGCCTTTACTGCTGGGCGTGGACTTCAACGTCGACCCAATGAGCGGCATCTGCGCCATCAAAAAAGACGACACCCTCTACGTCTTCGACGAAATCATGATGCGCGGCGGCGCCACCACCTGGGACTTCGCCGAAGAAGTCACCCGCCGCTACGGCGTAGACCGCCGCGTATTCGCCTGCCCCGATCCCACCGGTGGCGCCCGCAAAACCAGCGGCGTCGGTGTCACCGACCACGCAATCCTCCGCCGCAGCGGCTTCTCCGTCCAATCCCCCAAAGCCCCCTGGAAAATCCGCGACAAAATCACCGCCGTCAACACCGCCCTCCTCGACGCAACCGGCACCCGCCGCACCTACATCCACCCCCGCTGCAAAGAACTCATCAAATCCCTCCGCACCCTGACCTACGCCCCTGGAACGGGCCTACCTAACAAAAACCTTGGAGTGGATCACGCATTCGACGCCTTCGGCTACCTTGTGCTTCAGCAGTTCAACTTGGCTAAACCCGAAGCCTTGGGAACTACGACATACCGCCTGTATTAAGGATGTTTCGTCCACTGAACGCGCCACTTTGCCCTAAATGCGAATCAACCGATAGCCGCGTGCTCGGAAAATACACATCTCAAGAAGGCGACTCAGTACGCGACCGTCTTTGCCGTGACTGCGGCCACCGCTGGAGAACACTGCAATCCCCCGAAGAATTCTTAGATCCATCCATCACCGTAAAATTTTCCCGCTGGAACTCCCCCCAAGGCAGCAGACGCCAAGTAACGCTGGAATACGCATCCAGAAACAGTTAAACTAAAGCCAGCCAGCCATCCGCCACCATGCCCAAAGGCCCTGGAACATACGGCACACAAAAAGGCCGTCCCCCCAAGAAAAAGAAGGGAATGAAGAAGGGTGGTAAAAAGATGCGTTGTAGCTGTGGCAAGTGAAAATGTTCCAACAAATAAGGCGCTTTACAGCCGTGTAAAGGCTGAGGCAAAGCGTAAGTTCGCGGTTTACCCGAGCGCGTATGCGAATGCGTGGCTGGTACGTACATACAAAGCACGTATGGCCAAGTTAGGCAAAGCCCCCTACACCACAAAAGCCAGTGGCGGAACGAAAAAAGGCACGAAAACCCGCAAAACCAAAAAGTAAAGGCCGTGGTGGCCTTGGCCGATGGTTTGACGAAAAGTGGGTCGATGTAAAGACCGGAAAACCTTGTGGCCGTTCAAAAGGTGAGGATCGCGCTTATCCAGCGTGTCGTCCATCCAAGCGAGTGTCAGGCAAAACACCAAAAACAACAGGCGAGATGAGCGCAGCAGAAAAGGCTCGATTTAAGAAAGAAAAGACCAGTTCAAAGAAAATTTCGTATCAACATAAGCGGCGCAAGACCCGAAAAAAGAAAACTTGAGATGGCTTGGGGCGTATAGGCGGTTAGAATAAGCGTTATAGACCCTTCTTATGTCTAATCATGGCCATCCTTCAAGGAGACCAAGGCTCGGTCAGCTTTGATGTTGACGGCAGTGGCGCTACAGCTGCTGCTGCTATTGCCGGTACTCGCAGTTGGACGTTAAACGTTACCAAAAGTACGATTGAAGCCACTCAACACGGAGACACCTTCACTAAAACTCTTGGCAGCGTTGTATCGGGCTCTGGCACGATTGAGTTGGTTTACGATAACGCTCAAGCCACTCAAGACACATTGTTTGCTGAAGTTCTCAACGGGAGCGATGCAGCAGACGCATCTTTTGAGTTGTTTACGACTGGCACTACTGCTGGTGCTAATTCCGTAACTTTTTCTGGAATTATTACCAGCTTTGACATTTCATCTACCGTAGGAGATCTAGTTGTCGCTACCTGCAACTTCGTCACCAGCGGCACTATTGCTTTTAATCTGTAATAGGTTTTAAACCAATGGCAGAGCGTAAAAAGCGAAAGCGTGGTCCCAACCTTAGTGTTGGCCGTGGTGAGAAGCTGCCTGCGAGTAAAGGTGCTGGCTTAACCGCTAAAGGTCGAGCCAAGTACAATCGTCAGACAGGTTCTAATTTAAAGCCACCGGTTACAGGCAAGCCAAAAACAAAGGAAGAAGCTGCCCGTAAGCGTTCTTTCTGCGCTCGCAGTCGTAGTTGGACAGGTGAACGGGGTAAAGCAGCCCGTCGTCGATGGGGTTGTTAGTAACTCAATTTTGAGATGTCATGACTTACTCCGTTCCAGGTCTCGTTAGAACGAATCTCGTCAGCAGTTCCTATATGGGCACTGTTGACAGTCCGTTTGTACGAACACGGGCAGTAATCGACCAGATGAAGGGCTGGGAGATTATGAAAGCCGTGGTATCTGGAACGGAGTATTTACGTGAAAACAGTGAAACATTTTTACCGCTAGAACCCCGTGAGGACTACACGGCTTACCTGGCGCGTGTAAACCGTGCTGTATTTACGCCTTATACGCAGCGTTTAATCCGAGCAGCCGCAGGACTTATTTTACGTAAGCCTATTAGTGTGACTGGTGCGCCGTACTGGACCGAAGTTTTTAACAAGGATGTTGACGGTTGCGGCTCTGATCTGGATGAGTATGCACGTCGATTGGTCACTTGTGCTTTGACCTACGGCCATTCACATATTCTTGTTGATTTTCCTGCTCCATCAGATGCAAGAAGTTTGGCGGAAGAGCGTGCTCTTAATCGTCGGCCCTATTGGATTGAAGTGGATCCAACCAACGTCTACGGTTGGCGACTGGACCGCGAAGCGAATTATGGCAGTCTTACGCAAGTTCGGATTGGCGAAAAAGCAGTTGTAGCTGATGGAGAGTTCGGAGAAAAAGTTTATGACCAAGTCCGTGTCATTGAGTCAGGTCGTTATCGCGTCTTTAGACAAGAAGAGAAAAAACAGGAAATGCAAGGGCCATTTCCATACCCCGCTTCATTCGATCAAGCCGACGCTACAACGGAGTACGACTTGGTTGAATCAGGTGATTTTTCACTTGGGCAAATTCCGTTGGTAACGATTTATGCCGATAAAAAAGATACGATGACCAGCCGCCCACCACTGCTGGACATAGCGCATTTAAATCTAGCGCACTTCCAACGACAAGCTGACCTTATACATAGCTTGCATATTGCCAGCCAACCGATGCTGGTATTAGAGGGCTGGGACGATCAAACAAAAGACATGGCTATCAGCGTTAATTACGCGATGGCGACCCAACCGGGCAATAAGGTTTATTACGTGGAGCCTGCATCAAGCGCGTTTGAAGCGCAGACATCAGAGATCCAAGAGCTACAGCAGCAAATGGCGACGTTAGGCATCAGCACGCTGAGCCAGCAAAAGTTTGTTGCTGAATCTGCCGACGCCCGCCGCTTGGATCGTATCGACACAAATTCAATGCTGTCGATGGTATCGATGGATTTGGAATCAGGCTTGCAAAAGTCTTACAACCTTGCTGCTGATTACTTGGGTATTGAACCACCTGAGGTCAAGATTAGTCGTGACTTTGATCTACAGCGGTTGATCGGGCAGGATATTGCTGCCATGGGCCAGCTCTTCGAGAATCAAATTATCGATCGTGAAGAGTTCCGCGACATGCTGGTGCAAGGCGAGATCCTACCCATGTCGGCAGAAGCAGAATCAAGCGGTACAGTAGAAGAGTAATA